ATACTTCACTCAAGACAGAACATGCCTTTGCCCGTTCGGCTGTGCCTGGCTCGGTCTCCCTGAATACAAGCCACAAGAGGTCATCGCCTCTTTCGCAGGCGTTCCAGGCTTGCTGAAAAGTCTCATATTGTCTGGCCCATACGATAGCTCTTTTGCAGGCGCTCAGTTCTTTTAGTTTATCAAGAATTTCTTGCTTCATTATTCACCGATTTCAGGTTAAGGGCTTAGTTATTTCATCCATCTTCTTATAAGCTTTCTCGGCAGCCAAGAAGGCAGAGTAAAAATCTTGTGTCCCATCAAACATTTCGCGCATTGCACAACCCATACTTACTTCGTTCAGGGCCGCCCTTAATTTTTTAAGCGACCGCCTTTTTCCTCTGATAAATTCTCTGCGTGTCATATTTGCCATCATTCACCGCCTTCTGTTTTGTTTTCTGGTTTTCTGCCATCCCTGAGTTGGCCTAAAAAATGGCTTACATTGTCAAGGCAAGTATCATTGAATAAGCTTCTGGTATAAGGGAAAAAGCAATATTGTCGCCACGCTGAATACCATTTGATTTCTCCGATAAGCTTGCCGCTCCTATTATTGAAACAGCCCCATACATGAGTTTTTCGTTTTTCCTCTATAATTTCAAAATGAATGTATTTATATTTTGTTTGCATCATTAACCGCCTTTCAGGGTCTCACTATTTCAAAGCCGCTATCTCTGACAAATTTAGTTGTTACTCTCTTAGGCCAGTCATCCGGCCATGGTATTTCGGTATGTATTTCGTCGTCATATTCCAGACACAAAATAATTTCCGCATTCTTGACCGGCCCATCAAACACAGCAACGAGCTTAAATTGTTTTCCTTCTGCCATCATTCACCACCTTTCAGTAATGAATCAAAATAAGCGTTTCCTTCTGCCGTAAATCGATAAGATTTATCATCAAACCTTTTATCTCCGAGCCACCGGCCGGGGTTTGGCAAATACTGTCCTTTGGCATAAATTACTGTGGACGCCGCTTTGCGTTTTTCTTCCGGGTTCAACAGCTGCCATTGTTGCCAGGCAATAAACTTACCTTCCTTGATGTGTCCGTCTCCCGGGTTCCAACGGCCCTTGAATTCTTTCCAGAAGTATTCGAATTGACCGTCATAGTCTCGGTTCGTGGGAAGATTGTCGGTTTTATTGAATCGTTTGTTGAATTGGTGCTGTTTGTTCTTCCACCGCTGCAAGGCCGAAGGTAGCTTGTCTATCGGTAGCTGATTGCCGAATTTCCAACCTTGCGCATCGTAGTAATTAAAGAAATTGGTTGCGGTCTTTTCAGTAAGACCGACTAACTGGGCGGCGTCGATGCACTGTGTTAACGTATACACACAAACCTTAATATTATTAGAAGTAGAAGATGAAGTAGAAGAATAGGGCGTAACTTTTTCGTAACTGCGGCTCTTTCGGACCTTCCTCATGCCCGTTTTTGCCCTCTCACGCTCCAAAAACGCCCTATTCATCCGCCTGTTTGTGATTGTAACTTTGCCGTAACGATTTGTAACATCGCTGAAAATATGCTCTTTGTTGTCGGCAATGAACCGGTTAAGTTCTTTTGTATTGCAGCCGACAACCCGGCATATTTCGCGCTTCGTGCCGGTGATTTTGCCCTGCTCTTTTTCGTCCCACATAACGAATAACATGTTGATCCAGCAGCCCTGTGTTGACATGCAGCACTTCTTTAAGTCAACTGCTCGCCACCAGTCGCCTATATAAAATTGTGTTGACGGTCTCTTGTTACTCATACCGCCTATTCTTCCGTTGCATCATCTTCTTGAACTTTTAGCTTATACTCTGTGGGCGTTATTGATATGAAGTAGTTGACACACTTTAAGCGTATCTTGCCATCTTCAAGAGGTTTCAGGTTCTCCGCTTTGATAAGGCCAAGCAGTATCTTCTTTTTTTCAACCTCTGTGTTACCTACCTCTATACGCTTGTCTCGGTATTTTACATACACCTTTGCCGCCGCGATAATTTCGTCAGAATGTTCCGGCCCAACGTTAATTAAGTCCATTTGTTCGCCCGCTTCAGTCATGATTATGTTCCTTTCATAAAATATACGAGCAGACCTGCCAGGTTACACGCCTAAACAAGCCTGCTCGCACGGGAAGAAATTGTTTCGCCCTTACTGTATCGCATTGACAATCCATGTCTTTTTCTATTACTTCTCCAACAATTCGGGGTGCTGGTGGATGTTGCCGACCCAACAGCCTTTCCATCGGTATTGTTTGTTCAAAACTTCCCAAAGAGGTATTGCCTTTCCTACGTAAACAGTGAGGCAAGCATCTTCTTTTTCTATAACTTCGCATACCCATTGACCTGTTTCACCAGACATTATGACACGTCCAATGGCTTCAGAATCGCCATCTGAAATAATTATTTTGTCGCCAGCGTATATTTCTATTTCCTTTTTCCCGTTCTTGTCCTTGAGGCCGGTGTATTGCATAATCGGAAAGATTTCCCTTCCAATCGTGTGGGCTGGTTCGTCATTTGTAGCTGGAACTTCCTCGGGTACATAACACTTCAGAGTGCCTTCGCTTTCGCAAACGAAAGTACATCTTTCGTAATCCTTATCAGAATAAAGCATTTCTTCTGTTTCTTCGTCCCACGCTCTGAATTTATGTATCATTTTACTTCTCCAATAATCCGGGGTTTTTGCCGATGACTTCGATATCATATAAATCATCTGAAAGCCTGTTAGTCACTAAGCCTTTTGTGAGGTTCATTTCGCCGTAGCCTGGGACAATTTTCCCGATGGGGTCCACCTTTTGCCAACGAACATCAATCAACCATTGGCAAGGCTTGTAAAAGACATACCCTCTGTGATGTTGTGTTTGTGATGACGAATAATATATTTCGTCCCCCCCATATATCTCAACCCCGTTCTTGTCCTTCTTGCCGGTGAATTGACCGACTGTTTCGGGGATGACTTCAAACCAATACGCTGTATCATATTTTATTCTTGGTTTTCCTCCATAAAATCCTGATTGATGTATTGTGCCGTCAGAAATATAATGTCGGTCTCCATCTTTACAATAATACCCATACACCCACTTGCCATCTTTTGTTAAGCCTCTATATTTAGCTATCATTTTGATTCTCCAATCTATCGTCCATACATTCCGCGCTGCAGTACCAATCTAAACTGTTCGGGTCTTGTATCATGCAGGATTTGCAACCGCATACCTCCCCGCACCCGGCGCACGCCTCCAAGCTGTAGAACAAGCCGTCGCACAATTCACAGCGTTGGTCGGGCTTGCATACCGGTAAAGCGGCCTGTTCCGCTTCGTGATATAACATGTTGTCGAATCCGTCTGGCATATTCTATTTGCTCAGTTTAGCTATTTTACGTTTGAAATAATCGCTGGCGGCAACGGTGAATGATTTCCTTTTCGTCAGTTTCCAGGTAATCAGAAAATCACCTGCGATAACCGATTGTCCGGGTGTCAGCATCCCTTTAATCTGCTTATCGACGGTATCAAATTCCTTTTTGAAAGGTAGCAACTCGTCGTACAAATCAAGTGCATCGGCAAGCTCGGTGGATTCCCGAACGGTTATGCCTTCGCCGGCGTCAATGTCGGGACAACATAACGAAGCGAATTTACAACGGGTACATTCCGCCGGTTCGCTGAGCTTGGCAGGTGGGTCCTTTGCTACAACTGCATTGTTCACCTTTTCGGCTTTTTGCAAAAGCGACTCGGCATAACTCATGTCAACCGGAAACTCAATAACCTTCATGTCATACAGGTTGTTCTTGTTTACGAACAAGATGTAACAACGCTCTACGTTATGCGCCAGGGCATATAGCATGAGTTGTGCTTTATACCTTCGGGTCCAGGGGTACTTTTCGAGAGATTCCGGCCCATGCAGGCCGTTATAAATGTTTACCGACGATGTCTTTATGTCAACCACGCCAAGCGTTTCCCAGCCGTTGCCGTTTCTCTGTTGCAGAAAACCGTCAATCGTTCCGCTTATCTTATATTCATCGAGCAATTTGTCTTTGGTGCTGATTTGGGTCCCTACGATACGCAATGGCGGCTCGCAGGCCGCTCCGATGTCGGTGAATATCTTTTCAATTTGCGGCTCCAAAAGGGTCCCGGTCATAAAGACCCCCTGCAAACCGTCATCGGTCGGTGCGGCTTTGTCCCAAGCTGTGCGGCAATAATATAGATACCTCAGACACGGGTGCCCCATCTGGCTGATTCGGTTGACGTGGCAGGGAAATAACTTTTTTTCACGGCCAAGAATAGAATGTGTGCCGTTAAGCTCCATTGCTTGTTTCCTTTAATAATTTATTGTTATGTTTGGTACAAGGTCCTCGTCGATAAATGCGACCACCTGTTCTGCCGTAAACATTTCACCAAGCCCTTCTGTTAAGGCATTTATAATGGTTGCCTTCACTTCTGCTCGGTGGTTTTCGTTGTTAATCCGCAATGTCTCTGCTTTAGCAGCAGCGGCTTCTTTGGCAATGCGAGCATTTTCTTCTGCCTTGGCTTTGGCTTCGGCCTCTTGGCGAGCCTTTTTGGCGGCCTGTTCTGCAATCTGTTTCTCGCGATCGACACGCTCGGCTTCAGCTTCTTTGGCTTTTATCTCAGCCTCCCTGCGAGCAACGTCCGCTTCTCTATCAGCCAACTCTTTTTGCTTACTATCTTCCTCTGCCCGCCTTGCTTCTTCTTCGGCCTTGGCCTGAGCAAGTCGCGCTTGCTTCTCCTGCTCCTCTATGGCACGGATAGGCCCAGCGTGTACTTCAATCATTTCCTCGACATCACCAATTAGTGTTCGTTTTTCTTTATCAATAACTTGGCAGTCAGCCAACGCATCCGCCTTGACCTCTTTGTGTATATCAGTTATTAAAGTTTTTGTTTTCCTCAGCTTGAATATATGGCTCCGAGCATCTTTGTTGCCTTGTGGGGAGTGGTAATCAAATACAAGATTTTTGTTCTTTTCCTTGTACTCGGCTATTTCCGCTCTAACGTTGTCGAATTTTGTTAAATCTGTTGTCATCTAATTAGCTCCTTAAATTAAAATTATGCCAGCGTTTTTCGCTCCGCCGGCAAGAGCACACGCTTGTTTAAGCGGCATCGCCCGCTATTGGTTGAAGCTCTCCTGAAATTCAGGCCACATTTTCTTAGCATTGCTCAAGGCTATCTCAAGGCGCTTACCCTTTGCCTTTTTGGCGGAGTCAAAACCGCCAACGATTTTTTTGTCTCTTTTGCTATAAAACGATGTCAGGGCCCAGCACGAAAGCTGAGCCGCTTTGAGAAAATCGTCGCCGGCAAGAGGAAACTCAATAATGCTGTACTTGCCCTTTTCGTCTATCGCAAAGCCATAATTGGCGGTAGCCATTTCGAGCAACAATTTGCTTAATTCTATCTGTTTTACGGTATCTCCGGTCGATGTGTCTCCCTGCGAACCGGTAGCGTAGCCGTGGCCGGTCGTTTTATCCGCATCCTGGCCGGTGCTATTCATAATCTTGTTGTACTCGCCAACAGGGATATTCCGCAGACCCAGCATGACCTTGACGCAATTACCCTGAAATATGTGATACGCGGCGTTTCTGATGTGGTTTTCGTTAATCTCTTTTATGTCCCTGAACGCACCATCAACTTTGCCTAAAAATTTGTCGCGCGTGCTGTAGCTACCGGTGCAATAGATTATCCTACTGCCCATAGCAGCCTTTCCTTCAAAGACATAACGGTAAGCCTTGCCCGCCTCGTCATCCCAGCTTTCTTTCTTATGCGTCACTTCGAAGATTTTTATCCCGAAGTGGACTCCAACCCGTTCTGCGCCTGCGGACGATAAACAAGCCGTGGCTTTATCACCACTGTCAAAGACCTTCCAGTCGTTAGGAAACGTACAGGCGGCTAAAATCGTGTTTCTCGCCGCTATCATCCTGGGCGCTAACGAGGCGGTCTTTTCGAGCATCTCCACCATTTCCAACGGGTTGTCCTGTATGATGGATCCTAATTCCGTATTCGGCCCTTCTACCGCGATAGGGTCGGCCTCAACCGGCTGTATTTCTTCCATTTTCTTTTTCATAATCGTCTCCTGGTTCTTCCAACATGAATTCAATAAGCGGCGTGGCGAGAAGCATATCGCCACAACTTTCCTCACTTTCAGGTTCGCTGAATAATTGCTTTGTCATTATTCCCCACCGACTAACAAGTAGGCGGTACAATAGCCACCCCTAACGGTATAATCATCATTGCGGTCTTTCACGCAAACTGCTTTGTAATACGTCACGCAGGAAGGCATGCAGGGTCCATTACAAATCGGGCAAAACAATCTCGCACTTTTTTCGTTCGCTTCCTTCGCTTTTTTTTCAGCTTCTTCTTTATCCATTTGTTTCTCCTTTCGATTTATAATTGCAGGCCGTTTGCGGTACGGCCAGACCGGTTAATCGCCCAAAGGCTTAAACGAAACTTTGAAATGCCAATCTGCTTTACTTGCCTCCACAAGGCCGGCCAGTATTGACTTTACCAATTTTGATGTTTGGGACTTTTTCCTGAGTTCCTTATACATCGCCTCTTCAATCCGTTTTTGGTTTTCTTTCGCCCATCTTCGTATAGCCTCTGTCGCTGCCTGCTGTATCATTGAGGTCGAAAGATATTCAATTCGGGAGTGAGTATGATAATCCGAACTTGTATTTTTGCCTTCGCTGTCGACCCTTTCCGACAATACGGCTGCTACGGTTTTTTCCACAAGACCTTGTTCCTCATTCAACGAGGAAACGATAGCAGCTTCAATTTTTGCCTGAATAATAGGTTTTACAAAATCATCTGTTATTTGTACTTGTACTTTGCTTTCTTTCATTTCACATTCCTTTCAAAATAAAGTTATAATTGCTGCCAGCGGGCAGGATTTGTTGGTCGCTATCCAACACTTGGCTCGTCAGCCTCACTTTAATCTGTATTTTATGCAAGTATCCTTGCACCTGCGACAACAGGATTTTTGTGCCGGTCATGACCGCCGCTGGCATATTAACTTTTCAAAGACTTACTTTCGCTTTCCGCGTTCCAAAAAACCCGGCATGTTCCGGGCACTGTTTCATGAACTTTCTGGCATAATATGCCGTATAGTTATTGTTGACCTTGAGATCTTCTCCGTGCTTGACAAATCTGTGATACCTGATAATCTCAAAAACCGCTTTCGCTCCGTAATGCTTTTTCCCACTCCTTATGAGTTGATATGTAATCTCGACAAAGTGTTTCCAGATTTCCGGGTGCTCGCGGTCGTACCTCTCGAAATCCGATAAAGTTTTAGGTTTGTCAAATATTTCGTTACCATTCCTAAACCTCACTTGATGTTTCTCAATCATTTCACACATAACCTTCTTGAAATCGCTTCGTTTACATACTTCTATTTCATAATCTTTTTCTATGTCATCGCCGATATACATAGCAATCTCTCTGGTGCTTATTGTTTCGGCTGACAAGTGCAAACCGGAACTTTCAATAGCAACAACCTTATCAAATGTGGCCTTGTTGGCCTTGAAACATTCCCATCTTTTTCTGCCGTTTTGTACGTGATGCATATAGTTAATCAGGTAGGGAGAAACCTCAAATTTTGAACCAACACATTTGCTGCAAGGTGGGTTTATATGACAGCTACAACTATGTTCGTGGTCGGCAATGGTACAACCATCACAATAATCATCGCACCCTTCATGTTGGCAGAAAGAGCAGTCTATTTCGTATGCGCCTCGATGGTTAATTAAAGCCTCTAAAGCGACACTCATATCATTGCCAGTAAGCAAAACACTGCCGTTTTCAAATTCTTTCCTGCCCATTCCTAAACCTCTTAATCCAATGCCTTACGTTTCTTTTCCAGTACAAATTGCCGACCGGATCGCACTCCTTTGGGCAATACCGGTCGGCAAGAAAACTGACAAAATCGGAGGGCATCCCTGCTTTTTGCCAGCGCAGCCTGCTCTCGGTGATAGTGGTTTTGGCTTTTCCTCTCGTTTCCCCCGACAGACGGCCCCATCACAATCCGGGACTAACCCGAATATAACTCCTATGCTTGCGATACTTGATGATATTAGTTTTGCATATTTCATTCTATCTTCCCAAGAAATCTTAACGGGCCGGCCTGATCCGAAACCGGCCCGTTGTGAGGAGGGTGACATCACCTATTGACCTGACCCGTGTTATTATTAAAAGGAGCTATACTGCGATTGACTTGCTGTTCACTTCCAGCCAGTCACGGAAATCATTTCTATCGATAAAAACCCGCCCTTTGATTCTTTTAGCCGGAAAATTCCCGTAACGCCTTAACCAGCCTCGCAGCGTTACGACCGGGATTCCGGTCTTATCCGCCGCCTGTTGCAGCGTTAGAACTTTAGGCAGATTCTTTTTCATTTTTTCCTTGACTTTCGGTGCCGTATTTTGCTATTCTGGGAGGTAACACTTGGAGGAGTAATTGCCTTATGGCAGATTTGGTACCAAGTTTCGCCAAGGAGGCGTATTTATTTGATAACTCGATAACCTCGTTATCGTATGCCTTGTCAAACAACAATGCCTTAATCGGTTCGCTCATTTTTTCTTTAACTCCTTATAAATCAGTTTTTCCAGGTTACATCTTATTATACGGCACAATAACGGAAAGAAACGGCAAATAACGGTAAAATATGAAACGTACAGCCATATATTATATAAACGGTTTGTACAAAAGGGTTTGCAATGGATGATTTTTATGTAAAAATCAGAATAATATTAAAAAGGGCGGAATTTTACCAAAAGTGACACTTGGGAATTGGGACGAATGTCAAAGCTATTGAAAACAACCATTCAGATAACCGATGTGGCAAGGACGGCTTATTTGCGCCTCACGGGTCGCTATAGTGGCAAACTTGCCGTATCAGCCGGTCTATTGCTACTGGACCGTCTCGATTCGCAAGAAAGAGAACGGATTATTGACGAGGCCAACGGTATCATCGTACAAGACGAGGCGCAGATAGAGGCAGATCGCAAAATGGCTGAAGCCGATCACGCCATAGCCCTAAAAGCCGGGAAACGTAAGCAGCGGAAGCGTAATGCCTAAGAATCCATGCTAATTCATTGATTAGCTCTTCTTTCGTATTGGCGACAGAAGTGGCGGTGCTTGTAGATAGAATTTTCATTTTTGCTACCCTTGAAAAAAGATGTTGGTTATATGGTAGCCGTATCATAACAGCAAATGTTGATGAAAAAAACGGAAAATTGTTAATTATTTATAGGAAAATCGGAATTGGAGAGAATTATGAAAGTTTTTGTCTTGTATTTATTAAAAATCATGGCTTGGGTACTTTTAGTGTTCGCTCTGCCTTTTATCGGGGTCGGGCAATTGTTAAGCAAGCTCGACAAAGACTTTAATTTTGATTGAAAATTTAAATATTTTTGATTATAATATGGCTGCAAGGGCTTTACCGACCCTTAGATGAATTATCGGGGCGCTGATGATGTTGGTCAGCATTTGGTCAGCATTTGGCGTTCAATAATGCGAATTATGCTAACTATGCAACCGTCTCATAATCGCGTAAACGCTTGTCATCGCTGAAAATATGCGTTTATGCCGATGTAGCTCAATGGTAGAGCACAGCTTTCGTAAAGCTATGCAGAACGCTATAAGTCTATATTTTACAAGTACTTATATAAACAGGTCAGGATTTGGGAAGTGAAAAAGGTTTGGAGCTACCAGCGAAATAACCGAAAAGGCTACTATGTGGCATGGTATGAAAATGGCCGGCAACGCACAAAACTATTGCCAACCAAAGCCTTAGCTGAACACTTCAAGCACCTCAAGTACCATCAGCTTAACTTTGATGTGTTCGCAACGCCGGTCAAACTGCCGTGGCCGGATATCAAACGAGAGTTCTTGCAACGATATGACATTCTCGGCCTGGCCGAAAACACTAAATTAGAGGCCCGGTTATTCCTTGACCGTTTCGAAAAGATAGCCCTGCCCCGCTCCAGCGCCTCTATAGACCAGCGTATTGTTGATTTCTACCTTCTGGAGCGCCGAAAACAGCACCTTAGCTCCTATACAATCAAGAAAGATATTGAAAGACTGAAAACCATGCTGGCTTGGATGTCCGAAAAGCACTATTCTTTCGGTCAAATCACGCTACCCCGGATCAAGGTTCCACCTGTAAGCCGCAAGGCACTCACTACCAAACAAATACGCTGGTTGTTCTCGCGGTGTACCGGCCCCACGTGGCGAGTGCGGATTCTGCTCTCTCTCGTTACCGGCCTGCGTAAATCGGATATTGACAACCTGCCGCGCTCCGCCATAAACCTGAAAGCCGCCACAATCGACACAGAGAGCCAAAAGACACATAAGGCATATTACGGCAGGCCAATACCGACTTCGGCTACAGGCGTGCTACAGAGCTACCTTGACGGCTTAAATAAAGGGCAGGCCAGACTGTTTGCAGACCAAAACGTTCGTAAGGAGTGGGAGCGGATTCGAGGCAATACCAAAATCACAAGACAGCAGTTGCGGACTACATTCTCTACTTTAATCCAGAAAATAGGCTCGCTGCCATCCGCACAAGCGTTATTAGAGCACCATTCGAGCGTTACTACTACCGACTTTTACACAGATAGAGAGCTAATACTTAGGTGGAAAGTCAATCAGTTTCCGGTAAAAGAGTGGCTCAGTCGCCACCGTTAGAAGGAGAATGATTATTATGAAAAAATTACTTGTTGTTGTTGTTCTGGCTTTGTCTCTCGTTGGTTGTGGGGAAGGTTATTACGGTGGATATTACTCTGACGATTACTTTTCTGAACACGACCAATGGGAAAGGCAATGGCGCATGGAGGCTTTAGAGGAAGATATGTTCCGGCTTAGGACAAAAATTGAAGATATGGAACGTAGGGCCGAGATGGACGACATAGCGGAGAGTTTTGTCTATTAAGCCGCTTCATATTTCGTAAACCTTGTCCAGCCCATAGCGGGCTATTCTCTGTGTTTATTCCATGCTGAGCCACCGAACCAGCGGACGGCATTGTATACAATCCCGCGCGTAAGCCAATTAACTTTTAATACCTTCATGGCCTCTTTGAAAATGTTGTCCGCCTGCTTTCGGTCATACTCTTTGTTATGGTGGTATAACCAATCGTGGACAACCGCCGCCTTGCCGTATTTACCATAAGGCGAGAGAATAGACCAGAATATCTTCGGGATGCTGGCAAAATCCGTGACGAAGCCCACAGGCACCTTTACGACCTTATCAGAGCCTTCCAGTTGATATGCAAAGGCATGTCTTAGCCTCCATTTGCCCTCGCCGAGAAACTCAACAACTAATGGACTTGTAAAGCTACTCATGGCACTATCCCCGGCGTAGGTGCCTTCAGCATACCCGCTCTGATAAGCAACTGCAACAACGCCAGCCCTTCTTGGTTGACCTTCGACGATGCCTGGTCGATGAGAACGTAGCTGCCGTCCGGGAATACAATCTCTAAGCCGTTCAATTCGTTCTCATTGAGGAAGCGGTCAACTACAATTTCTTTGGTAGTCGGGTTGTAGGTGGTGTGAGAGCAGCCGACAGACATCAACAACAGCGCCAGCATAATCGCGCCCAACAGCAGACCTATCAAATAACTCAATTTCCGTTCTGTACTCATTTTGACCCCTTTCCGCCATCGCCATTCTTCTGATTCGATAACAATTCACATATTTTCAGATTAGCGGTAGTGAGCTGTTCCTCAAGCTCTTTAATCTTTTTTCTGAGCTTCTGATTTTCTTCTAATATTGGACATTCAGCGCTGCTCATCTCATCTTCACCGCCATTACAGCTATTGTCAAAGCGCTGCCTGTTATGGTTCCCATCGTTGTAAGTACAAGAGCAACCCATACAGGTATCCATTTGCGCATAAGCTCATCCAGCCTGGAACGCTGTTTGGATATCTCCGACCACTGACAAACATTATTTTTTTTAAGATTTTCAATCGCTTCCGTGTTTGCTCCGCATGGCTGTTCCATTGTTTTTGCCTTTCCTGTCTTAATCCTGATATCTGTCAATGGCTCGTTTTTTCTTAATATTCCGGCCAATTACCGGAATACTTTCTACCGACCGGACTGGTTTTTTTCGTTCACGTTGCCAATATCTCTGTAAATACAACTGTAAGTCGGCCTGAGTTACCTCGAAAGATTTCAAAATATGGCGGGTTCGCTCAATCTCTTTCGGTGTTCGGTTCTTCTGAGATAGATAATAAGCCTTGTTCTCAAGATACCTCTGGGTGTCAATGATGAGTTTCGGCCTCCATTCGGCGGCAAGTCTCGGAGATACATTATCAATCACGTTTCGGACCTTCTGGTTGTATCGTTCCACTGACGCCCGGGGGTTGCGCAGGCTTGTGACGTAATTATAAAGTTCCTCCTGGCGGCCTTTTAATTCGTACATTCTTTGGAGTTCGGCCTGCTGGCGTTTGTCCCTTTCGGTCAGTGTAGGTCGATAACCAAAGAGGGCGGTCAACGCCGACAACGCGGTAGATTGCTTGCGGGCCTTGCTCCGCCTGAAAACACTACTCGATATAGGCTCGGTCTTTTTGATTTCATGGACTAAAAATTGTAAGACTTGCTGTGCAAATGGGTCTGTTACTTCTACAACCTTATCGCCCTGCCAGTTGTATAGCGCCTTGCCCTGTGCGATATTTGCAAGGTCAACGGCCCAATCAATGGTTGTCGCCTTCATGTTCGTCAAGCGATTCCAGGGGGCTTTGGCGGCTTTTTCGAACTGGCCGGTCAACATATTCCCGTAAATATCCCAATAGTCCTTATCAAAGGTCAGCATATCAATCATTATCCGCCGGCCCTTGTAATCTTTTCTGCCGGTATCGATCTTGAATAAGTCCCGGACATCCTCTATGCTCCGAGGTGCTTTCGGTGGTTTGCCGGTCATTATCAGCGTGCCAACCGTGGCGGCTGTAGCTGACATTAAAAGGGCATTGACGATGTTCGACCTTGACCTGTTGGCCTTGAATCCCTCTTTAGTTCCCCACTGCAAGCCGGCCTTCAGGATAGTCCGGTAGTTTCCTTCGCCATACCCGGGAGCCATAAAAAAGAACCTCAATACGGTCGTGGTAGTTCCCGACCTGCCAAATAATCTTTCGTTCATCATTCCGTAAAAGTTTTGCTGCTCTTTTATGATGTCGATTTTTTCGGGGCTCGTCAGTTCGCGTCCGAGTTTTTCATCCCTCTTTGAAACTGCATCGCAGTATTTAGCGTACTTCACTTTCGGTATATAACTCTGGAACATCCATTTAACGTAGGTTTTGGGCATCCTTATTGGCAGGGCGCCGACCTTGAAAGCAAGGCCGAGTTTCTTGTCCAGACTCTCGACAAAGTTCGTAAAAGCCCTTTGCGCTTCAGATTCGATACTGTACCTGTGTCCGCCGCCGTGCTCGATGTAGTCCTTATACATCTTGGTCTTGAATATAGGATCGTTTTTCCTGAAACCCGTTGTAATGCCGCGAGTGGATGACTTATCGACTGTCAAATATCCGTTATCAGCTAATGATTGCTTTGCGATATTAAGCTGATGAAACGCGCTGAAAGCAAACTTTGCCGTGCGGAGGGCATTGTTTATTTTTCTTAAAGTGTTCAATCCCCAATGCCGGTAAACCTTATTAGTGGAGATAAGATTTTTAATCAGTTTGGCAAGGTCCGGGTCCATCCTAACATCTTTGAAAACAGGCTCAGGCACTTTATCAGAGTGTGGGGGGGCTTCCTCTGCCGGCCATATATATTTGCCCTTGCCCGTCCTCATAAGTTCGTCTTTCATCTGGATCATGCCGTCAAGCCGGGCAATGGCGATATACTCACTCATCAAGTTATGTACGGGGTTCGGGTTGCGTATTTGAAGCCCGTATGCCTTGGCGTCCGCGTAGGTGGGGAGTTTCTTCTCTTTCGTGAATCTCTTAGTGGTTTTCCAATAGTCTATGAATCCGTCAACCTTTGCCTGTGGTGTGCTCTTATATACACCGTAGAAATAGTCCTCCATGTACTTTATGTCATCGCCGACAACGCTTTGCAGGTACTTGTAATTGAGGTCGGCTATTCTCTGAATCATCTTGCGTGTGCCGACAAGCTCGGGATTGTCCTTAGCCAGTTCCTTCAGGGCGTCATTCTGGATTGAAATTGCTGCTTTGTCCTTCGGCTTGCCCCGGGTCAGCATTAAATTGTCCAAAACCTTATTAGAATACCTGCTGAGTTTTTCGGCGAACCCTTCCAGGTTTTTATCTAAGTTGTCAATCTCCTGCTCGTTAAATTCTATACGGGCCACCTCGGGCTTGTGAATACCCCTGATAACCGTAGCGTAAACAGGCTTGCCTAATTTGATTTCGACCTTCTTTGCAGGCTCGACGGTGTCCATAAATGCTTTTTGCGCTTTTGCGAGGGGGGTAACGTCTATGAAGCCGGGCTTCACAATCCCCTCTGGCGCTGTGGGGGGGGCTAACTCGGCAGAAGGTTTTGGTTTTTCCCCCTTGAATTTTTGTACTATGCTTTGCAAAACCTGTTCGGGCTGCTGCTGTATAGTGTTAATTAACGATTTGCCATTGACTATATCATGTGGGCCAATAGTAATTGTTTCACCTGTCTCAGGATTAAATCCCTCGATGCCTTGTAGCTTAAAAGATGCAGGAAAACCAGTCTGTGCCTCAGTTTCAACTGATTGTTGTAAATCAAATACGGCCTGTCTAAGAATAAGTTTTTGAGGCTTTCCCGTTTTTTCTTTAACAGGTGTTTCCTTAAAAGTACCGTCTGCTTGTTTTGTTGCAACTTTGTAGGCTCCAGCGGGCGTATAGCTTTGATAAGTTACCGTATCGCCAATTTTGTGTTTAGGGCCGAGAGTATTGTATAAGTCGTTTTCTTTTTTTCTGCGGTACTCACTTGCTTCGACAAGTTCTGGATGTTGCTCGGCCTTTGTTATCCCGCCGTATCCGTGTTTTTTAATGGCCTTGCTTATCTGAACCTGAGCATTCCCAACTTCTCCCAATGCCTGTTCTGCTTTAGTCAATCCCTCTGTAATCGCTTCTGTTGCTTTCGTGGGCTCCACCTTCGCCTCTACTGCTTCAGGGGGTACTGTGGGTGCTTCGACAGGTCGTTTGGCCTCTGGCGCTACCTTTACGGGCGAAATTTTAGCTGCTTTCGGTGGCTTTATCGCCTTGATTATCGGATATTGTCCAAAATCCTTGACCTTTGCTTCTGTTGACGGTATCCCTCTCCTTTTTATCCTCTCGACACCTTCAGGGGTGATACCCGCATATTTTATCCTGACCGCATCCCATTGCGTCCGGTCTCCGGTTTCCTTGTATATCCGCAGGGCTTCATCAACTTCTTTTCTCGCAGCCCTCTTTTCGGTGGGCTTTTTGCCCTTGGCCCATCTCTGCCAGCCCGTTCTGAATCGGGGGAATTTCGTCAAAGCCCAATTAAACGCCTTGCCGGCTCCAAACCCTACTCCACTCCATACAATAGACTCCCCACCTCTAATAAGGGTTTGCTTTGCGACTTCTTTTGCTATCTCCGGCGCATCCTTCTCGTTTACCACTCCATTAACCAATTCGTTTACCGCTCCGCTTGTCATCCAGACAGGGGCGTTTCGGGCGATACGGCTAATAAGCCTTTTGCCTGCAGGCGCCTTCCATCCCACCGCTTTTAATAATTTACCCGCCGTCTTTATCTCGCTTACAAATTCCGCTACTTCACCGACCGCATTGCTGACACCTTTTTGCTCGTGAGGGGACAATTCATCTAATGTTTGCTGCCAAGGCTTGTCGGCCAAATCGGGACGTACCTTGCTTATCCCATACCACAACAGCTTGGGGACTTGCGCACCCGTCACCGATTTTTCTATGACATTCTGGACGGGACTCAAAATACGGTGTAATTTCTCAAGGGGTTCCTCTCTTGTTGATGTTGCTCCTGGAAACGGTTGGAACCACGAAAGCATTTTTGCCATTCGTCCCTTTTTTGGAAGGGGGCTTATGGTGGCTTCGGTTTGCCGGATAGGTCTCGGTGGCTCCGATGGATCGGTAGACTGTGATGTTATCATAAGTTCAGGATATGCGCCCATTTCTACCCTGTTTTGGCCGAGGACAGTCTGTGCCGGGAACACAACAGGCTCAGGGACCTCATCCGGCTGAAAGGGTTCCAGCTGAAAGGGTTCCGGCTGAAAAGGTTTTGGCTTCTCGATTACTCCGCCTACTTGAAACGGCATTATCGCTTCCTTTTCTTTTTCCCATCGGTGTCTATGAACTCAGCGCCCACTGGAAGGGCATCGTATTCTCCTTGTGTTTTGGGTGTGGGGGTAAGGCCAGCCTTCGGTCTAATATCTATCTTTTCCGGTTCGTTTGTGAACATCGGGAGTTTTGCAATCTCCTTGTTGGTGTACTCGTAAACTTTGGGGAAAAGTGGCTGTGCGTTACCGCCCTCAATGCCGTAGTATTGTCCTGCTGCTGATTTCCTAAGCGCTTGAAGTCTTTTCAGCTTTTCTTCCGGTGTTTCTGCTTTTAGCGGGGACACCCCCAATAATCTCAAATGCTCGGGAGTTCCTTCAAAGTCCGGGTTGGCTGCAAGCCTCTTTTCAATGAGCCTGAGTTTATGGTCAGACAGGGTTGCTTTTTTCGGGCTCTTTAATACCGGTTGCATTGCATTTATCATACCTGTAGCGTCTCTTGGTGGTATTCCGTGTAACAATGCTTTTTGTAGCATCTGCATCCTTGTCAATGGTTGGCCGGGTTGCTGGCCGAACGTGGCGGGTGTACCTTCCAGTACATTACTCCTCAAGGCATCGAAGCCCTGGTCGCTCATAAGCCTCTGTGCATTGATCGTCGATGTCGGTTCGGGGTCAAGGCTCTGGGCGAACGCAGACATATTTTTCTGCTGCTGCGCCGCATCCATCCTGTCACCCAATACACGCGCCAGCATCATCATATATTGTATGTTCTGTGCATTTACGTCCCTTTTGGTTTCAACTATTGTCGCCATTTCGCTTACTCCTTTTCGGCCAAAAAATCCCGACTTTCTTTTTATACTTTTGGTATTCGGGATAATTGTGTAGTATCTGTTCCTCATTAACTATGCGAGACAAAAAAAACCAAATGCTTAATGCCATTATTCCAAACACAGGTTTCAGGATGGTCAATCCCAAGATAATCAATAAACTGCCAAAATATGAAGGATGTCTCATAAACTTAAAAATCCCGCTTGTTACAATTCGATTAGGTTGCGTTAATTCAAGTTTGAAATCTGTCCTTAATTGCTTAATTGCAATCAAACGAATTACAATACCTGAAAATATGAGAATTACGGCAACCATATCATATACCAGCCAAAAGCGCCATTAAACTTGACCCCCCTGCCGCCGCCCCCGGCCCAGCTAAAGCCGCGGCCATAGCATATGGAGCCATCTGGCTCATCATGCTCGGATCTTCCTGCCCGATAACCGTGTCGAACGCCGAAGCGCCTAATGCAGTAGGTACGTGTCGTAACCACGGGTTCTGATATGGCTGTGCTTCGCCCCATCTTTGCTGGTCGGCGGTTAGGAATTGCTGCCCGATACCCCTTTGCTCGCCACCCATACCCGCCATTTGCCCTAAACCCATCGCAGCTAATTGCTGGTTTAAGGACGCAATTTGACCGGGCATTTGTGCCATACCCATAGACTGATTTACACCGGTCTGCTGACGGCCTAAGTGGGCCTGTTCTCCACCGTACAATGCGTTGGCAAGCATAGCGTTCTGGCTCGTTGCAAGGTCACTACCGCTTCTTGCAATGTCCCTGCCGATTCCGCCGGCAGAACCGGTTCCCGTCATAGCTACGCCATGTTCTTTAATTTCTGGCACGATTTCGTCTTTCCACATGTCGAAAGCCGGGCGCATATTGGCATGCCACGCCTCCTGCGTACTTGTCGGGTCGAAGGGCTCCATTATATTACTAAGGCCCTGCTGCCCCATTCCCATAATCTGACCGGCTTGCGAAGGGTCATATTGGCCGAACCCCTCCAGCCCGGCCTGTACCCCCGGCGCATAACCGCCGGCCATATTGTAGGATTGCTCCTGCAGGGGATTTATCCCGGCCACACGGTCGCCGCCGTAAGGTGTTATCCCCTGTCCCATTTGTGGCAAAAGAATATCACCGATGAGCGAACGAAGTAATTCCGTTTGCTGGGGAGTGTACCTCGGAACCTGTTGGGGACTACTTGAACCGCCGCCGCCGAATAAGTCGAAACGACCGAAAAGATTGCCAGGGTCAACCTGAAAAATATATCCGGCTCTATGAATCTTTGTCGTCTGGTCTCTTGTCTTTAGGGATTTGAACATTGTCTATCTCCATTCTTACGTTTTTTGAGCGCCTTGCTCCTATTTTCTTATAAGCCTGCGGCCTCGTAGTTAAAAAATGTATTTCTTTTTTCAGCCCCGACCCCATTTTCAACCCGAACAAGAAGTCTTTCGCCTTGTTCAGCAATTCGCCTTTGGATGATTGATATTCCTTATAGACGGAAAAAAACCTGATAAATATGACTGCGTTTATAAGATTGATTTCGGCCCAAAGAACGCCTTTTATTATATTGGTGGAGTCGATAAGAACATAAAGCAAGGTGAGCGGACTCGCTACGAAAGTCGAACCGAATGTGTATATCCGGTCAATCTCGTCATCTTCCAATTCTTTGGTCTGCTCAAATAATCCGCGTGGTATGCAGCGAAAATCGAACATTCGGACAAATTTAAGTTCTTCGGGTTTAGGCACTTTTTCTCCTTTGCTTATTAAAAATTGACATCCGCTTCTCGGCGGACTTGAAACCATCGGTGCGATACTGGAGATAAGAGCATACCTTCATCCTGTCTACGGCGCCGTACACCTGACCCCATGCTTTGCCTAACGAATCGCCACGACCGGATACTACCCCTAAAATTCCATCGGCCCCTGCACAAGCCAAATGACCGGCGTTCTGGTAAACATCCTGAGCCCAGAACCGCGGCATTTTGGCCAGGTCGCCAAAGATAGTGACATCTTTGGCAAATTCAGAACGGAGTTTCGGGCTTGCGTAAGGAAACGGCGGGATGGTCAATCTCTGCGAAGCTGCATACCCAGCGTGAAAATCGACATTGAAATCCTTTTCAAAAAAGTCAGTCAGTTTTCCTTTTATGAGTTCAAACAAACAGTAGATAGCGTCATACCCGAAACGCGGACTCCATTCGAGAAAATACGGTGTGTTGTTATTTATTATAAGGTTGGCATCGCAGGGTCCGAGATAGTCGTTTGCTTTCAAATATGCGGCCATTTTCATCAGTTCGGGGATTCCGATAGATTCCAAATCGTTCTCTGTCCATACAGTGTTCGATTGGGAACCAATGGCGGGGCCGATATTGCCAGTCATCAACTTTTTATCCTCAATGGTTCTATTGAAATGTTCTGGCCCATTCGGCCCCACCCATACTTCTGTAGATACCTCGGCTCCTTCAATTTTCTGCTGCAAAATATATTTGCATTCGTCCCCTATCCTCTGCTGCCATTCGCCCGACATCTTCATGGCAAGTTCACCGGTGAATTTCTCTACGTAAGTCAAATCCAGGTCCTGGTTGTTATCCGGCTTGAATACCCATAAATCCTTACGGCTTTTCAGAAATTTCAGACCTTCGTTCAATGAACGAAACTTGTGGTATTCCGGTATCGCAAAACCTATCTTTTTGGCGATTTTTATCCCTGTCTCCCGTTCCAGTTCGCGGCTCTCCGTAACTCTTGACGCCCCTATTACTTTGTGGCTTTCCTTTAGTTTGTCCGCAACCGCTCCGAAAACAGAGGATGAACTCGCCTTGATACCGAACAACTTCAACATGACCATATCATGCTTCTTCCGTTCGTTCGGGTGAGTAATATCAAATACGATTATTCCCGCCGACTTGACGGCCTTTTTCAAGCCGCTTATCCCGACCTTCGGGACAATGCCCTCGTAATTTATCCGGTATTGGGGATTGTGTACGTATATCTGCGCATCGGCCCCTTCCCTGCGAAGCCTGTATGCTATCGGTAGCCCCTCTCCAGAGTTCGAGATAAATAAAATTTTAACGTTCATTTTATCTTTTCTTCAAGTATCCTTATTCTTGCCTCTTGCTCTTGTACTGTTTTTACAAGAGCAGCTAAAATAAACCTGTCATCGTAGCCGTCCGGTACACCGTTGGGGTCATATCTCGCCGCCTGTGGACACACAGCAGCTACCTCATCGGCAATGAACCCGTAAAAGTCTTTTTTCTTGTCATCGCCTGCACATCGACTGTTAAATTTGCGCGGCTTTAAGTCGAGAACAAAAGACGCTTCCCCTTCTGTCAGGTACACTATATTTGTTTTGTACCCGCGGCCTGATACGCTTTTGTATATTTTACCGGCGTTACTGATGTGCATATTCGCAGATTCGGCTGTTTCATCTTCTTCGATAGTCGTTGAATATACGGCTCCACCACTCAAATATAATATGGCTGCTGGTTCTAAACGTAGCTCGTTGGTAGTTACTATTTCAAGGCTTTTATTCGAACCGGTCCCGCTTTTCCCTACTTCAATCCGAAACGCTCCCTCAGTCTGGTTCCAGCCCTGTCGCATCCACTGAGAGTTATCAATCTCCCCAGGTGCACCATCCGTGTAAACCTCGTACAGAATATCGTCAGTCTCATCACCGTCTTTAGAGTAAAGTTGAAATCTCGCAGCAGTTGCGGCGCTTTGGGCCTGTAAAGCCAGACTTGCGAAACTTCCGGTCCATAACCAGTCTTGGGTTGCGGTATTATCAAAAGTCAAGTCGCCTGCCATAGTATCGGCTTCACTGTTCTTTACAAAGGCGTCATCAACATCAACCTCGTCGTTCGCAGCGTCCCATGTGCAGTTTGTGCCGCAGGTAATAGTGTTTATGTGTTCGGCATCTATTGAGTCGTCGTTGTAGTGCTCAGAATCAATACCGTTGTCGGCGATATGGTTTTCGTCAACACAATCGCCGTTCAATGATAACGCTGTTGTCGCCGCCGCCCCGGCAGTCCCCGTAACATCACCGGTCAATGAATGACCGGAAAGTATGACCGTGCCCGTTATGTTCGGCAGGGTAATTGTCTTGTCAGTACCGGTAGGGTCGGCTGCGGTTAAAATCGTTTCGATACCATCGGCCGTAGAACCCTCAAACCATAAACTGTTTCCCGCGCCTGTAACGGTAAAAGCAGAGCCGGATGTTGCATCGCCCACAGCATCGATATCGCCCACACCACCGATACCGCCGGGGTCCTCCCAGCTCATTGTACCCGTGGTCCCGGATACCGAAACAGTTAATTGCTTGCCGGTAGCCCCTATATCCGGGGGCTTGATTATTACATAACTTGCGGCAAGTGAACCACTTGCTTTCTCCGCCCATGTATAATCACCGTTATACCAGATAACGCTTTCTTCGTCCCCTATGAGCTTAACGCCGGCGCCAAATTCATCCCTGTCAATAAGCCAGTTGACCCGTCCGGCAACATCGCTATATGTCTTTTCGTTCCATACAACGAGGTCCTTCAGATATTTTATGAGGTCATCTTCATCTTCGTAGGTCTTGAACCGCTCGGTTTCCCTGACCCTCTCAATCAAAGTGGCCCGGCAGATACCTGTTAATAGCAGAAATATGATTATAGTTTTTCTCATAAGTCGAGGTGTCCCGCTTTCTTGAAATAGGCCACAATAGCATGAATCCTTGGTCGGTTATTTGAGGCATCGTTTGTTATGTTAATACGGTGAAAGTCTCCGACAGCCCCGCAATTAGCCCTTTTCCAGACTTTATCTCTCGACGTACCGGACTCCGTACAGCTTATAGAAGATGTCTGGTATGACGTGGCCTCGGAATTGAGATAGAATTTCACATCGAAAGAGGCACCCGAATCGCGATCGACAAGAAAATCAACCCATCCCAAACGTGACTGCCCGAACGGGTAAGGGTTCCACCTGCCCGTTGTCGCGTTAAACTCAATATCCGAACCGTCGTCGCTGCTTTTGAAATTTAATTTATATACGAAGCCATCCTGTGATCCCATCAATGTAGTTGGATAGCCGGCCTGTATGCTTTTGTCGTTCCAGGCCCAGTCGATATCTTCCCATGCGTCCGTAACGTCGTTCCATGTCAAATCGGATTCGAGGCTGGAATAGCCGAGCGTGTGGATGGGTAAAGTGTAAGTAGCGAAACAGTTGTCCTCGTAATTCAGGACAAGGGCGCTATCGGAATATTTATTGCCGTCCGCGTTCGCAGAGGCGCTTGTGGATGTATATGATACCCAAGCCTGCCTTTCTTCTTCGAGGACAAGACCGTAGCAGTAAGGGGCGGATTCGGCTACCCAACCCATTACGAACTCAGGGATTTTGTCGTCTACCGTATATGCCTCGCGTCCGTCCGTGCCTATCATCCTGGTTGCGCCAACCCCGAAAATCTCATCGGAAAAGGGGATAAGGCTCATCGTGGCATAACATCCTTCGACCGCATCTATCTTGTCCCACCGGAACGGATAGTCGGCGTCGCCGGTGTAAGAAAACTTCCAGATACTCCGCTCAAAAAAGACTATCAAATCATCACCGAGAAAATCGGCGGCGATTATCCATTCATCTGTCGGGGCGTCAATATAACTTGCATTCTTCCACGTGTACGGGTCATTTATTTCGCACCATCTCGCCCTCGACCTGTAAGTAGTGCCGGTGTCGTCAATATCAAATAGTACGAGCCGGCTCTTTATGGCGAAGATTAAGCGGCATCTCGTAATATCATTGTACGAGCCACCCTCTACATCGAGGTCTATATTTAATTGTGTGAGCGTGTTATAGTCGCCGTCATACTTCTGTATTGCATCGTTGTTGTTTGTTATGTACGAAATTTCTTTCCAGTTCTCGACCCAAAAAAAATCCGTGTTGTCGCCGGTAAACTCCTCATCGTCCGAATCGCCCCATACATGACCGACTATATTCGAACCGTCCGTTATGTTTTCATCTTCAAACGTCCCTGTCTGGTCTGACCCGGTGTCGATATCGGACAGGTGAATCGTGCCGCAAGCCGTATTCGCCGCCCATGAACCGGTATCGACGGTTATTGTGATAACCGTAGCAGTGGCGTTCGATGTAGCGCCCGTCAGTGTGTCGCCGACAATAAGTGTGTGGGCCTGGACCGTATTATTGGTAGGGTCATCATAATCGTTGTGGTATGTGAATTTTATCTTTGACGTAGTGAGGTCGTTAAAAGGCTCCTGGTTCAACGTGCCTCCCGATGTGCCGCTATAAGTAGCCGTAATATCAAAGGTCTTGTTGCCGGCGTTTACCCCGGTCACGTCATAAATGCCATCTAAGTCTTTGCCGGATGTTGTAGTGTAGGTTATCATATCGCCCACAGCGAGTCCGTGCGTTGTCGAGGTAGTACACCTTACATCGCCGCCGGCGATATCGGCTACACTCGTAACAGTTATTTGTTGAACACGGGATGTTTCATACTTTGCCACGCGGTCCTGGTTCATTATTATCAATTGCTCTGTGTCACCGGAATACCAGTTGAATATCCCCATTATCGGATTAGATAAAAGGCAGGGGTCTTTCGACGCGGTATCGGCCTCAAGCATCTGGCCGAAATCGGTGTATCCCCTTCTTTTCTCTAATACCCCGTCCTTCAAGTGACAGTTCTCAAGGAGTTCAAATTCGTCCTTGGCCAATAACCACGGCTCCCGGCTTGTGACCATTCCCCCCTTCATATTATATATCGGGTACGGCTCGTAATCGGCACCGAACACAGTCGTACATAATAATAAAAATACGATTAGGCGTTTCATTTTTTCCAATCTACAATCGCTTGCGCCGTTATCCCGTATATAGCAATCGCTCCTATGATGACCGCTATCTTGAAATCTATACCGGTTTGTAAAGATAAGGCCGTTATCGAACCCATTGCTATACCCATTTTGCGCCAACCTTCGATTTTGGGTTTTTGTTCGTCCATCTTGTTCCCTTCATTTTATATGAGCTTTGTTTTTTTCATATAACGTAGCCAACTACCCAAACATCGGTATCTCTTGCCGCCGTATAAGCATCCCATTCTATGACGCCACTGCTATCTGTAGTCCCTATTAAATAGACGGCCCTGCCTGTCGCGCCGTTATAACCGGCACTTGCTCCATAACCGGCAGAAGAAGACTGTGAGCCGTCGGCGCTATCGGATGTATCTCCGTTCGGGCGGACTCGGAAAGTATTTCCGCCCTCTGTATCTATAATCTTCAGAAACACCATCGCATAATTTGAACCTACGACAGCGCTCAAATCTAAATCTGTCCATGTAGAAGGGGCGTCGGCCGCCGATGAGCCATATACCTGTGTGCCTGAATTATGGTACTGACCGGAGGTCCCGATATGCGCATCGCACTGGTCATCTACATATTTCTTGTTGGATATCATCGCGTCAGTTGAAGGCGCCGCCGAAGTTTTAAGAAGCGAACCGTCTCCGAGCGTAGCGATTCCTGTAGAGTCGAACGTGCCCGCGACAAGAGTATTACCGGAAGTAGCCGTTACAGTAAATTTGTCTGTATTGACTGCTAAATCACCTGTAACGCCTAACGTACCCGCAAACACACGGGCACTCGCCAATAAGGTCGCCATAATCTCTGTGTTTACAGCGGTCCATGTCGGGGTGGTAGCGGTAAGGACGTAAAATGTATTGTCTATCGAAGAATTGGTGTCGAACCATAACGACCCTAAATCCGTTGCGGCAAACGAACCGCCGTCAATCTGAGTCGAAGGTGCCGCGTCCTGAAAAAAAGCCCTGGCCGATCCGGGTGTATGGCTGCCCGTATCGAAATCATGCTCGGCATCTATACTCGTATCCAAAGCCGCCCAGTTGGCTAATATCTCAGGGTTTGAGCTTTGCAGTGACGTACCGGCCGCGGGCTTAGTCTTGTCCCATGCCCCCCACAGAACAGGACTGATTATCAGCGCTATCGCAATTATCGTCAATACTTTTTTTGTAGTTTCCACTATTGACTCCTTGTCTTTTTAATAATCAATCCTGTTTCCGCACTCACAATATACCTCACTGCTTCCATCTTCAGACATCCATTCGTCTGTACCGTAACGCCAGATAAATACTCTGCGCTCAAGAGTATCCAGGCTAAAATAAGCCACTTTTCTAAACAGTTTGCGAGGCATTACTCTTTTTGCATCTTCTTTAAGCATTGCCAAGATTTTCTTTGTTTCGGCCTCTGCTTCTTCCAGAAAAACACAGGCAGAGTTATAAATGTCGTGTCCGTCGTAACTAAATTCGCCTGGTTTTAAGGCAAGTTTGATTCTCATTTAATATCCTTTCGCAAGCAATTTACAGTCGTGTGATGTCTCGCTGGCTAACACCACTAAATAATCCGCTCCGTTTACGTCAAGTGCGGCCTCGGCATTCGTATCATCCCCTGGCGAAGTTGTACTCCAAGCCGAACCCCATGACTTCGCAGTTACCACAACCGAATCGGCCAATTCAAAACCTACCAGGTCAGAGTCCGCATGGGTAAGTACGTTGGCTTTGTTATTCTTCCCATCACCTATCTTTACGGTTTCCAAACCTGTGAATGTACCGGATTTCGACCTGTACTTAATAGTACCCGTGGCGTTCGCCGCGGCGAATGAGCCGGTGGCCGCGGTCGGTGTGGCCATGACAACAGCCGTTTCAGCAGAAGTATTGCCCGTCACAGTGTCACCCGGTTGCGGAACGTAAGTGCCGCCCGATGTGAAAGTTATCTGAAAATATACCGAAGATTGACTGCCTGAGGTCCATACCAATTGCCCGGCGTATGACAATTCACAATCTTCGCCGCCGCCCGTCGAGCCTAAATATACCTGGTAGGTTTGTGTGTCTTCTTCGGTTATGCCAACACTTCTGAACCGTATCCCGTTCCAACCCGAAGGGATAACGAAGGTGCTTATCTCATCATCGCCGCTGGAAGCCGCCGCAATGGCCGCCTCTACCTTCGCCTTGGTCATTTCCGCCGATCCGTCATGCAGGCCGTCCAGGGTCGTCGCCTCGTCTCCGGCACTCGTAGTTTCATCGATAATTACCCATCCGGCCTGTAAACTGTGAAGGATATGCCCGTGCACTTCCCTGACTCGAGTGATGGTACGGGCGCCGACTGTAAACATTGTCGCAATCAACAGTAAAACAATAATCATTACTTTTTTCATTCTTAATCTCCTTTGTATCGATTCCTTGGAAACCTTGATTTACTCGCGGTCTTTATGCCGCTGTACCTTGACCTTCTTATCCTGTTGGCGCCCTGTAAGAATAAATTCGCCACGTCATTGGCAGTCAGGGCGCCGGAATACACTCTTACGTCACTAATATCACCGGTAAACAAGCTGTCCGGTGAATTATCTTCCTTTCGACCAATCGCCCACTGATCCATTGTGCTGAATGCCTTGGATGTGGTGCTTGCTCCCGAACCGAGTTTGCCGTCAATATATACTTTGTGATTATCGCTCGCCGCCGAAACACCTACGATATGTCGCCATACCCCGTTACAGACGAACGCTCCAGAAGCGTATGTTGCTAACATGGTTGTTTTAACGTCCCACTTTACACCAGCTCCATTTGCAATGATTAACAGGCATAGATGACGGGCCGCTGTAGTATTTCCCAACGATACAACACATGCGTCCGCTCCTAAATTGCCGGCAACTCTGACCCAACAGGAAATAGAGAGGGGATAGTCGTTTATAATCGTATCGGACCCGTTTATATAGTCGTTGGTGCCATCAAATGTTATGCCACCGGCCACAGGGGCGCTCACGGCAACAATCGAAGTCGCGGGTGTGCCGTGATATGTATTTCCACTGCAATCCAATATCGAACTAGCGCCCGATGTACCCGTTTTTTCGTTTAGTTTCCAATGCCCTACAAGTGCCATAGTCATATCCTCGCTTCTTTGATTTCCATAACCAACCAAATCTATTGAACATCTTTGTCCGTTCACGTCCGTGTAATTAGGGCCGGTAATCGTAACTATAGCGTGGGAAAACCGATCCGTGTCCGTTTCGTTTTCACCCCACAAGTCACCTGTCAGATTGATGTAAACAATTCCATTCGACTCTTCAATTAACCGATATGAGTGTATGTGGCCTTGAAATACTATCGGTTTAATTGTCTGGTTTTCCATTGCTGTTATTGCCGTTGCCGCGCCTGCAGGTGCGGTCCCCTGCCAATAATCCACCTTTAAGGTCTGATGGGTAAAGACTATTACCGGCTCTGAGGCCGCCTCTGCCTCGTTTAGGCGGTCCTGAAACCATTCGTTTTGTGTTTTGGCAACAGACCCGGCACCGAACTTACCGCTTGAATCCATATTAACCGTGGTCGAAGGTAGGCATAGAACAATCATCATAATATTGTTTTTGTTAAATGTGTAAGCACAAGGTGACTGAGCGCTTATTCCCGCGGGGCTGTCAGGCCACCAGGGGTTGGCCGGAGCGGCGGCGGCGGTAGGTATTATCGACCCGATACCGTTGGTGTTATCAAAGAAATTATTCCAGTCCACCGCATTGTTTGCGGGACCGCCCATGTCCCAATGACCGATAGCATAATACATATCTGCGTTTTGAGTGCTCTTTGTTCCATCGACATGTTCCACATATTCGGCAAAATGCGTAATCCTCTCGGCGTCCGACCTACCGGGATTAACCAGGTCGCCTACGGATATCGAAAAATCCACTGAGGCAGCGTTAGCATTGTCGTTAAACAGAGGCATCGAGGTCGTATGGTAACCTGCTATGCGATGTCCGATAGGTGAACCGCTGTAAATGGCATCGCCGAAAGAGGTGGCGGCGCTTTGCACCAGGTCCACATGTACATCAGCGAATATACCAAATTTAACACTGGCAGCCATTACATGTTCCCTACCATCTTGGCGTACTCCTTGTTTGTGCCATTTGCCTTAGTTCGGGCCGGCGGATTAAGTTCATAAAATGGTTTTTGGCTTGTATCAGATTTGCTAAAACTTCGTCATCATCTGTTTCGCTTTTCCTGATAACGGCCGCGCCGTATGCGATAGCCAGACCCCACCCTACATCGAGGGGTGCCGTTGCAGTGGTCAGGGCGTCCGGCCGGACAATCGCCGTACCCTTGAATACGTGAATATCGTCGGGTTTCGGACCAAACCACAACCGGCGCCTGTCAATCAAAACCCCTGTCGGCGTCCCGCGATTGGAGTGATAACCGTCTGTATAGGTCGCAGTAACGGCGGAATCGTCAAGACCGGTTGTTCCGGGCACAAAACCGCCGCTGTCAGTAGATATGACAGTCAGGTAGCCCATACAGCAGTTATCACCACTTTCGGCCTCAAGGGCCTGTACGGCCTTTCCGGCCGAATTGTATCCGGTGCCATTGGCTGCCTCGACGATTGAGATAGTCCCATCTGAGTCAATCTCCAGCCTGTAGGCACCGTACATGTTCTGAGGTATAGTATCGCCGGATAATTCGGTTTCGGCTGCGGCTTTCGCATACGAATAAGAGCCTGTCCGATACGAAAAGGCACTGTTGGCGACAGCGGTTGTGCTACTCGAACCTATCACTAAGGATGGGTCTGTCAGGTTGCATGGATTTGTCTCGATAGGATACTTGCTGTCAAACCTGCTCTTATCTGTAAATAGCGTTGCAGTGAAATTATCAATGGTATAGGGGGGCTGCAGCGTCAGATAGGACGCGCAAATTGCATAATTACCATCATCCCCGACTGCCATTGCCTGCTGAAAATCCGTCTCGAACCGTTCTAAATTGCTCTCAACCGGGAAATAGTTCTGATAATAGTCGTTGATTTCTTCCAAAGCGGTGGCCGCGGCCTTTTGAGAAGTGCTTTTTAGGCCGGTCAAGTTCCTGTATTTCGTAACTATTTCGGTACCGGTCCAGGTCTGAGCCATGTTACACCTATGAAATAACGGGGCGCCCGGGGCGCCCCGTTAAATGTTATTGTGGCGTTACAGTTACACCATCAACAAGCGGTATAAAAGTCATATACCATTCAATGTTTCCGGTTGTACCGCCACCATCATCAACCATTTCAATCACACCTACAGGACAGTACCAGGGGTCCATCAGTAGTGACATACCCAGGTTTGCACCCAGATTTAAGACCGCTATTGCTGACGGGTTGGCTGCTGTCAACGATATAATCCCACCTGGGTCCAGGGTGTTAATATCAACTGCATCTGTGTACTCAACATCAGCAAGTGCGTTGTCACAAATGATAGTTATGGTACACGCAGCGCCAATCGCAACCGTGCAGACACCATAAAGTTTGGTTATCTGAATCGGGCCGCCGGCAACAGCAAACAAATCGTCATCATCTGCAGCGCCGTCTAATTTGGCTGTTACGTATGTCTTACCGGCAGTGAGGCCAATATCACGAGCACCGCTTGACGATTCAAGGCCGTTATACTTGTTGTTAAACAGATAACAGTCCAAAGCAACAATCGCTTCACCCGGAGCATCCAGAAGGCATACGATGTTATTATTGGAAATCACACCGGAGGTCGTACCAAGCAGTTCAATACCAGGCTCGGTGCCCTCGCCGCCGGCGATAGTACCGTTAAACACGATATTGTCGTCAATAACGATATGATCGGAAGCTGTAGTCTCGTTGTGAATGACCGCCGTGCTGTAATCACCGGAAGTTGTATTACCGATAATTTCGGCATAGTCGGCATCTAAGAAGTGGATGGCTGAAACCGCCTGGCCGGCTCCCATTTGGAAATCGCAGTTTTTAACAACAGCACCATGATTACCAGCTGCGTGGTCAATGCAAATCTCAAATTCGTCATTGGCCGCCTGAAACGTAAATAGGCAATCTTCGATAGTAACGTCAAGCGAGCCTGTTTTGACCTCAATCGCCGTGGCTATCGCACTTATATTGGCGTGGAACCATAGATTTTTGATGAGAATGTCATCGGCCTCAACGAGTAGTGAAGAACCTACGCCGGTTGTATAATCGAAATAGGGTCGGAGTTTACCGTTACCTAAACCGATTACAGTGATACCGCCCTGGTCGATGTCCGCAAAATCAGCCACAACCGTCTCAGTATGGCCGGCGGCAACGTAAATAGTATCGCCCCGGTCATCCGTACATAAGTCCACAGCGGCATCAAGTGTAGTCTTGGCCGTCGCCCACGTCCTGCCGCCGCCGTTTGAACCGGAGGCGTCAACGTAGAAAACCTGGCCCGTACCGTGAATCGAGTCTATTTTTTGCGGTATATCGGGGAGAGGCCGCCCGCCTTCGTCGATAGCAAGGGTCTCGGTATTGCCGTAACAATACATCGAGCCCGGATCGAGAATGGCCCCTAACGTATCGCCGTACAATTTATTGTTGATACACATACCGGTCGCCGTACTTTGAAACTCGATGCAGCAATCACCTGAGTTGGTATTGGTAATCACGTTGTCCTGAATTAGTACGTTGGTCGGTACGTCATCGCTCCAAATCGCGGCCTCGGCGAAATCACCATAAATAAAGCACCCGATTATCGCGGGGTTATCGATAGTCGTCTCGTCGAGATTGACGAATGTGTTGGTATGCTCCGCCGTCTGGTTGGTGTTTTCGTATGTGCAGTTTTTGACCGTCAGATTCGAGGCCAATGCAGCGACACTGATACAATCCACAAACTCATCGTCGTCATCTGAACCGTCAACAAAAGCACAGTTCTCGATAGTACATCCGATACCGGCAGCCTCAACTCTAATGCCGCTTGCAGTAACGGTGGCGTCGGGTACTATTTGCAGGTTCTTGAGGATGATACCAGCGGCGCTAAGTGTGATCTCGCCAGCGGTATCTTCCATTATCATCTGCGGCCTCGTTGTCCCTTCGCCCATGCCGATAAACTGACTGCCTGCCAAATTGAGAATAACAGCATCGGCAGCGGATATGTGCTCGGTGTGGTTTGCACCTATGTAGCAAACATCGCCTGCCGCCATAAGGGCCTCTGCGGCCTTCAAGGTAATTGATGCGGTTGTCCATGTCTTGCCGTCACCGGCCGAACCGCCATCGTCGCAGTACCAGATGTTTTTGCTGCTGGAACCGGCTGCGGCCGGCATGTGGGGATTAAGGTGTTCTGTCCGAACGACAAGAATATCATCATTCGCCGTTATGGCCGCCGAAAAATCAGGGTCAACAGTAAAGACGCCACCGGTAGAGGTGTAATCTTCGATGTCCCTGATTTCACCTTCCTGCAGCGTACCGGGTGCATCGTGATCGTGGATACAAACTAACGACCATCCCGTATTGAAATAGTCGTCTCCGTATCCGTCTAATGCCGTACAATCGACCGTAGCCGCAGAAGCATTGGTATCGCACGATGCCAACATAGCATAACCGCTCAATGTGTTTACAGCCGTAGCAATGGCGCTGCAGGTGGTTGCGTTTAGCTGGGTCGAGCCGTTATCGGTGGCGGGATATATCATCCCGTTTACCTGGGTAGCGGTAGTAACGTAGTTCTCGAAACAGGCCATCGCACCGGCGTCGATAGAAGTCGCTTCGGCAAGGGCGTATACGTTGTTGTATTCGAGTACACCGGTCGCGTTACCCGTGAACTTGTACGAGTAATCAGCGGCGTTGAGGTTGGTTGTTGTGTTCCAGCCGTAATACCCCAAAGTGTGTACCTTGCTGTCACCGTTGATGACCGCTTCGGAATAGTCGCCGTAAACATTGTTGCCGTAGACCTGGATACTGTCAACGATACCCGCCGTCAAATCGAGCCATGTCTTTGCACCGGCGGTCGTTTCAGTGGCCTTGTTCCATCGGATGATAAGGTCGTCGGCCCCGGTAGTAACCTGAATACAATCGACAAACTCATAAGCATCGGTCGAACCGCTAAGAAATTCGCAGAACTCGATTACCGCTCCGTCGGCGTCTGCCGATACCTCTATGCCGTTGACAACATTGGCTATTCCCGATTGAAATACCAGGTTGCACACAACACCGTTTGCCGAATCGAGGACATAATCGCCGCCGGTTCCGGTAAATGTAAACGTAGGCCGGTCCAGACCTACGCCTAAACCAATTACAGTAACACCGTCTATATCGTGGTCAACGTCGTCACCAGAGGCTAAGGACTCGGCGTGGTTCTGGGCGACATAGACAATATCGCCGTTGTTGGCCGTGGTAAGGTCAAACGCCTCATCCAAAGTAAGCAGGGCGCCTTTCCACGATGTACCGGCGCCGGAAGCTGAAAGTCCCGAACCGGAATCGACGTAGTAAATATCGCCGGTCCCGATGTTAGGAATAACAGAACCTTCTTCTATTGCCTGGTCAATCCTGTTGAGATGCTTCTTCAAGTACCGCTGGTGGGGACCACTGCCGCCTGCCTCTCGTAAAGTAGGGTTGTGCACGGCCATCAAGGGAGATACTATCACGGCAATCATTAAAAATATTATCAATTTTTTCATCGTTCGTTTCCTTTCAAGCAAGAAAGTAAGCCTTACGCTTTGCCTTACGCTTCGCCTTACGCTTTGCCTTACGCTTCGCCTTACGCTTTGCCTTACGCTTCGCCTTGGGCTCTGCCTTGGGCTCTGCCTTGGGCTCTGCCTTGGGCTCTGCCTTGGGCTCTGGAGTTGGTTTAGCTACCTTCGGTGCTGCATCCGGGATTTTTCTCGCCATAATGGAGAGATACCTCTGGAGCATCCGAGGTAGCTTACATTCCTGTAAAGTTGGAGGGTTCATATTCTTATTCCTTAAATTTATGTCTTTTTTGGCGCTTTCGTGGGCGCATCTAAAACCTCGTGGATTTGAACCATGAATCGCCGATACGTCCCGACTACCACGTTGCTGTGGCCGGACTCCTGTTTTTCCTTGTAGCTTTTGATGGGATATTCCCGACTGTTGAGGTGTTCGGCTACGCTCCTCGGTATCCGGTGTGGAACGCCTGAGATACCGTGATAATCGACACCTTCGTATCTGAAATTGAAGTCCTGGCCTTCCTTCAGGTCCCGGTTGAAGATAGTACACCTTACAATCGGGTCGTTCTTTGCCTGGGCCTCCCGTTCGATTATTACCTGACATTTCGGGCAGGTAACCTTCTGCGTGTCAAGTACGGCTTGGCCGGTCCCGCCACAAGCAGGCTTCTGACCGTCGGAAAAATGAATTTCATTCATGGCAATCCCTTTCTGCTATTTAACTAAATATCATCGTGGACTCGAATCGGGTCGTATCCGTCTACGTCCCCGAAATTACTTATGCGATCACCACCAACGGCCCTGATTACCCATATTTCACTGTCGGTGCTGATTGTAGCTCCGATAGTGAAGCCCTGTCCGCCGGCCTTCTTGACGATTTCTCTCCGACAAGTCCAGATGTTGGTCCCGCCGTCAGTGCATGTTTCGCCGGGCGTTGTGGGCCATGTGGTCGGCTCGGACGTACCGTCACCTACATCTGTCGTCAGTTCGTAAACACACCCGTTATGAATAGGTGGCCTGATGATTGTGCCGATAGCCGTCGCGCTGCGTTCGCCGGTCGAGTACGATGTACCGATAGCCCAGTCGGTCACAGAAGCTAACACCATCTTGCCGCTTCCGGGGTGCTGAATCATAACACCGAGATCGTCGCCTTCTTCGTAGGTCTGGATGCCCTCTGCCGCGCTCGCGCATGCCGATACATCGCCGGCGTTTGCAATCGCCAAACCATACTGACCTGACGTTTCCGCTTCCTGAAGGACTCGGAAATACTTATAGCCAAGCTCTGTCCCGCCCAAAGCGGAATAGGCTTCAACGTAATCGGGCTTGAAGCCAATATCAAAGTTCATGGCACCGCCATCGGCTATTGCGTGAATTTGTACTGCTTTCATTGTATATCCCTTAAATTAGTTTCGTTTCTTTCAATTAAGACATCTTCGTGCCGCGCAGGACCTCGACGTTGTAATCGTTCAAGATTCTGCACACGTTCATTTCTTTCCAGGCTGCCGTTTGCCGCTGGTTTAGCGGATCGCTTACGCCGCCCGATCCTCTTTTGTGTATAATGAGATGGGCGTTGGCTACCTTGAAGTCCACTATTCCGTAGGCGTGCTTGGCAAGTATCGGGCAGTAATAATACGTCCCTGCGCTTGACGGGAAGGCGGATGTTGCACTCCCTTCCTTGTGTGCCACCGAACTGGCAAGGATTCTAACCTCACCAATCGAGCACCGTTCGGCCGGCAATACTGTCTTCTGGTTGCCGTACTCGGCGATTGAGAGCCAGCCGGATACCTTTTTCCAGTCGCTGTTAAGCTCTGTACTGGCAAGCATCCAGTAGCTCGCCAAGACGGGATTAGTTCCCTGTCCGGTTCCTGCCTTAATCATAGGAGCAACTTCACGAGCGTCGGCGTTCTGCAGGGCTTGGGTGATGGCATTGATGTCGGTCTCATTGAAGTCGGTCTTGGCAACATCACCTTTCGAGCAGGTCGTAACCGATGCACTTGATACAAGAACATTTCTCACTAACTCGTCACGGGTGCGGTGCATTTGGTCGTTAAGTTCGCTCGTAGCAACATTCAGTATCTTGTTTTCGCAGGTGAACTCCAGCACATCGGTGATGTGTACCCAGTCCCCGTACTGCGATAGTTCTGCGGAAATATCCTGTTTGGACAGTTGCTTTCCGGGCGGCGTTACGCCTTCTGTAATGACGGCGGTAGCCGTTGCCAACTGGTTGTAACGGCGCCATGAAACGTTATTGCCGTTATTCGCCTTCATCGTATAGCGATCGGCGAATAATTCATGTATGAGTTTCGGTTTGTTTTTCGTCAGGAGTATCCTGTTGAGATATGTGTTTACCACCTGAGTAATGACGGCGGTGGTTGTTACATTGTCAGCCATGTTATTCCTTTCTAAATGTCAGCCCCGTTCTTGCGCGCCATATCTTCAAAGGCTTCATCAGACATATTTAGCAAGCGGCCTTCTTCGGATAACACTCCGCTGCCTCCGGCTACATTGCTCGATGACTTCACCGTATTGGCGTTCTGGATTGCCTCGTCAATCACCGCCCCGGCTTCTGCTTCAGGCTTCGGTTGTGGTTTCGCTTCTGTTTTGTTTTCAACCATCAACTTGGCTACCTGGTAAGCGATTTCGCGCCGGTTAGGACTGAAGGTAATCGTTTGCATGAGGGCTGGATTTTGTTTTATTGCTTTAGCTAAGGGCGGCGCAAACTGCATCGCCCTTATCTGTTCCGGTGTTCCAACAATTTCTTCAAACTTCGGGTGGGACGCCATAAACTGAACCTCAGACAAAGCGGCCATGATTTCGGTCATGCGGTGCTTGTCAATCCTTTTCTGCTGACCTACAGTAAGCACCTCATCATCATCTGTTGCGCCGACTGCTGAATAAGGGTCAAACGGCGGCTTCTGCTCGGTCTTTTGTTGGTTGGCCATGATTACTTGTTGCTGCTGATTTAAGAGGTCTATCCTCTCCTCGGCGGCATTCTTTGCGGCCATAACTTCCTCAAACCGGGCCTTGGGGACGGTTTCTTCGACCTTTTCGGTCGTTTCAACCTTTTCGTCCTGTTCGGTCTGTACGTTCTCAGTTGCTTCTGATTGCTCCGTTTGCTGCTCTTGCTCAGTTTCTGGCATAATAAAGTCCTTTCTTGTCTCTGCGAACTAAAGGCCCAGCTTCGGCCTGCTTGCCGGGCGCGACCCCGACCTGTACGCATAGCACGTATCCGCTTCTTTGAACCTTGAAAAATCGTTATTGATACATTCGTCAAATTCTTCTAATGAGAGTCGGCAGGCGGTCTGATTCATCGGGTCATCGCCACCATGACAACCGAGGTGGCCGTAATGTATGCAATTGTCTTTTTTGCAATCCAAACCTTCCATGCCTTTACTCCCAATTCAATTTTTGGTTTAGTAAATAATTGGCATCCCTTTACTGCTATTGATTAAGGTCTCATCGAATTGGCCGGTCTCACCAAAGTCCGGTATCGGTGCATCCGGCGGAAGTACCCATAAGACCTCGAGCCGTCCGCTTTTGTTGTCCACATACCAGCACATTGTGTTGAGCATTCTCGGCGGGCGTATACCCATAGGCGCAAAGGTGTGTCTTAGCTCATCGCATATTCCGTTCCAGCGCCATTCAGCGTGATGTAAAATCCAGTACGGTTCGCGTCGGTGCTTGTGTTCCTGAATGCACTTTTTGAGTCCTTCGACAAAATCCTTGCCGATTGACGGCAAAAGCTCTCCAACCTCTACCAGCCGCCGGCCATATTCATCCTTCTTTACCAAACTTGTTATTTTTCCACTCATCGTTTGGTTAAACTCGCTTTCTTGTTTATCTCCTCTATTTTTATGACCCTATCCAACAGGTCCATCTGTTGCTGGAAGTCCATACCCTGCAATACCTTCATTGCTTTCACCCTGTCCAGAACGGCCCCTGCCCTGTTTTCGCCAACCTGTGCATCGCGCTCTGCTGCGCGGGCATTGTCGGCGTTAATCTTTGCGGTGCGCATCTGGTCGAGTTTCTGCTTTTCTGCCATCGCCTGCTGTGCTGCCTGACTTTGCTGTTGCTCTGCCTGTTTGACAGCCTGCAGGAGTTCATCCGGTAAGGCCGATTGATAGTGCTTCAAAATGAAGTCCCACGGGATCGGGGCGCCTGCCTCTTTGAGTTGCCTTAATTCGGTGTAGAACATTTGCCGCTGTGTAGTGGTGAGTATGCCTTCCTCTGGTGTTATGTCGTAGCGTGCTAAATCCTGCTTGTAGAAGTCCGGCGCTACCGGCTTGTTTAGAATTCTCTGCACCTTCGACCGTGAATAATTGGCCTGTATCATCTTGATTAGCTTGAAGCCGAGCTGCTTTTTGGCGAAACGAAGGTTGTCGAATAAGGTCTGTAATGACACCAAGCCGGCACCCTGGCGTAATTTTAAGAGGTAGCCGGACATCTGGGCATTGATTTCCTCTGTGCCGAACATCGACTCATTTATGCCTGCTATTTGGTTGACTAAGTTTTGCAGGTCATTGTTGAGCTGGAATAGGCCCGGTGGTATGTCACCTGATGGTATTTTCTCAACCTTCCCCCACATCCCTTCTGTTATTTCAATCCCCCTGCCCTGGCCGGAGGCGTGTATCATGTCGGGGTTAACCAGTGCGTTCTCCTCTGCCATTAAGCCAGTCTGTACCTGTGAGTCGATAATGTCGAGAATCTTTGACAGCCTTCTGTCTAATTCTCTACCGCAATCCCTAAGCGGCCTGATGATACCCTGCAGCTTAACGGCTGCATCATCGTAGTCGGGATAGAAATACCCGCCCATCCAGACGTAGGGGTAATCGTCTATCTTGTGAGGATCGCCGCCCTTCCATACTTCCCAACCGTTCACAAATACAGACAGCTTTACGGTCTCTATGTAATCTGACCACGAACGTAAATTGCCCTGGTATCGCTGAAGAATTTCGTAGAGGCTCTCTTTTTTGCCGGTCCAGATGAACGATTTGCCGGTCTGGGCGTTGCCGATTAAATCTACCCTCTTGGTTGTGCGCTCCCAGAAGAATGACAGCGTTCCTTTGTCGTCTTCGCCCCTGCTGTATGTAGAGCTGTATGGTAACTTAGTGCCGGATTCCGGCGATTTCAGGATTTCGTCTATCTTATTTTCACCGCCGGGAATTAAACTCTTTATAGAATCTGCGTCCATGTCCGGCTCATGTATGATGATATAACGACAATCTTTTAAGTCCCGGCGTGTGAAGTTCGGGTCTAAAAGAAATTTGTTGTAAAATTTACGTGCGAATTGAATGTCCCCATTGCGGTCGAAGTACGGCTCAATCAGGTTCGAGGCGGTAATCATAGAACCCTTTTCGAACGCTTCGGATACAACTTCATGGCCCCAATGATTCTCCATCAGCGGCATAACTACACCGGTGAGCTGGCTCGCCACCTGGTCATCCTCGCCTTCAGCCGGGGCTATCTTGAGTGTTAAGCGGTTTTGCCGCTCGTATCCGGTGATTAACGATACTATCCGACGCAAAACGGGGAAATGCAGGACTTCACGGTTTTCATCTCTCAGCCTCTGCCGTTCTGTTTCGGATATGGGGTTATCTATGGCGTGCTTGAAATCGGTGTGAGCTGCCTCAATCCAGGGAAACCAATAATCATATGCCTGATTGAAGGCATCCTGAAAATCTTTTTCCGCATCCGTCTTGCCTGTATTTATTTCCATAAAAAAAACCCGCAATCCTTGTCAGATTGCCGGCTATTCTTATGGTGGAGAGTAAGTCGGACTTACTGAATTTGTATTGTCAAAATAGCTAATAACTATAACGCGGCCTTTTTAGAGGCGGTACAACACCCTCTGTAAGCGGCGTAGTTTGCTCGAAAACACCATATTTCAATACACCTTCATGTTTAGTGATTAGGCGATCCATTTCCTTGAAATAAGAATCTCTTGATTTTTTACAGTCTTTGTTCAGGTCCAGTGCTGGTGGTGTTGTCTCGGAAATAACTGTTTCGGTCGGTGCAATTATCGCCTTACCGATTGCAGCAAATAAACAAACCGTTCCAGCAAATGAAAACCCCTTGATAAATTTTCGCCTTGTTATCATCCGCTCGTACCTATCGGTAAATTATTATCAAAAAGTCTTTTGCTGTGGTCAACATTGAAAAATGCCTGATATTCAAGTTCTATGCTTTCTGATTCTTCTTTTGTCAGTATTTGTGATTCCCAATCAGTGGCCTTGTGGAGTTCCCCACCTTCATCGCAAACCAATGCCCTCTCTCTGCTTAATCCCAAAGCGTCTATTTCTTCCAACAAAGCACGATTGTGATATGAAGCATTGCAACCGCCACTGATAGGCTCTGTCGATACCTTTAAGGGTTGATATCTTCTGAATTTCTTCATATTCTGGTCTCTATGTGCTCGGTTTCCCGAAAAGTACCATATTTCAATACACCTTCATGTGTAATGAAGAAAACAGGCCCAAATCGACCGTGAGGCCATTTTGACGCCTGTATTCTAAGGTTTTCGAGCATCCGTATCTCATCATTTGTCGGTTGTATAACAGGTATTGAACTGATTGTCAAGTCTTTTTTTTGGTCAACATCCATGTTTTTTGCCTCACTATCATTTGTTAATCTCCTTTCGGCAAAGGCATTAGGGGCTTCGGTAGCTTCACAGGAATAGTTTTCCAGGCTACCGTCCCCGTACTATTGAAAAAGCAACCACTGCCGATGGGTTTATGAATGATGATTTTAACGTGGTCGTGAAATTGCTCTGGTACAAACTCCTTCCATTCCGCCGCGAGCTTGTCTTGAACCGTCTTGATATTCTCGTAATTCCAGTCACAGCGAACAAATCTACCGCAGTGAACACTGAGCATACCCGGGGGTACAATTTCGATAAAGTCACAATACTGGAGTGTTGGGTCAAACTTTGGGACTTGGTCAAAGGTTCTATTTTTCGGGAACTTGCCTTCTTCTGTTATTTCTACAACCATTACTTAATCTCCTTATCCTTGATTAACAGCAACGCTTTCTCAAACAGTTTCCTTGCAGAATTGTATTGCAAAAAGAATACAGCATCGCCGACGTGAATCCCAACGCTTCCAGGTTTGCCCACTTGGATTTTTATGGCCTCGCCTTTGTCCCGGCCGGCTTTCCAAACGTCGCCTGTATCATAAACGTATGACCTGCATATCTCTATTGGTATCGCGCCAGTAGCGAACCCGCCTGCGATTGCGTGGTAAACGCCCGCGCTATGCTTTGCTCTTCCTATTCTTTCTTTTTCGTTCATTTCTTAATCTCCTTTCGAGTTATTAGCTTCGTCTTTCTTTAGCACAGGCATTGGGCGCTTCGGTAGCATAAAATGGAAGAAAGCTTTCCTCGTCTGAGCAACATTTAAGTTCCTTCGACTGATTTTGTCCAAATACCGCCTTTGCCAGTTATTTATGAACATCATCTTATGAACCTCATCTATAAATGTGCTTCAGCCACAGTTCTCTCGACTGTTCGGCGGTCATACCACCTGAGCCGATCTTCGAAACAGCCATCGACGCATATCTTACCATGTCAGCCATGTGATCCGAACCGTCCTTTTCCGGCACTCCTGTATATACGGGCTTGTCCTCCGTGCTCATCTGCTTATTCTTCTTTTCGTGGTACGCCTCCAGACATTCTATAAGCCAGGCACAGTTTGTCTTGTGAAATCTGCAACGGTCTAAAAACTTCAGGGTGCGTTTTATGCCTTCTTCCACGCGGCGCTCACGCGGCAGGGCAGTTACATTGTAACCAAACTGTCGTATGGTGTAAAGTGCGGTTTGGCCGGTAATTATCTTGGTGGCGTTTGAATCCATATCGCACGGCACATATATTTGATTTATTCGATATCCGTATTGCTTTTCCCATTCCTGAAACATCGTGATGTATTCTTCGACACCGAGCCCGGAATCCTCGTGTGCCCTGATAAAGTTTACATTTGTCTCGATTACTTGGATTACTCCGATGGCGGTTGTGTAGCCGACATCTTCTATAATATAAACCGGATAGTTCGGGTCAAAGTCCAAAGTGTCTGATATACGGCCTGCCTTGTTGAGCTTAGACATCTTGCGGCCGTAATACGCACCCTCGGCGCCCTTCTCGCTAATGCCGCCCAATACCCTTACCCTGTATTGGTCCGAGTCTGTACCGTACTTTAGTCTTATCTCCCTCTCAAATTCTGTGCCATAAACGCCTGGTATTACCTGCTTGCCCTGCTTGAAATTGGGTGTGTCGGTAACTGATATCTGTATGTGGGTCCATTTCGGGTCTTTCAGCGCTGCCGGGAAATCGCCGAACTTACTTGTCGGATTGCCTATTGCCAGAATTCTCTTAAACGGTGCGCCGATGTACTGTATTGCTCGCCATATCTCCTGCATGATACCGGCCGCTTCGTCCAGTATCACTAAAACACTATCGTTGTGGATACCCTGTATCCTCGTCGCCTCTTTCGTGATAGTGTCCGGCATTGTTGATATACCCGTTGCGAACCATTTTCTCCCCGTGTCTTGCTGCATATCTAACATCATCATAGTCAATTTGCCGCCCAACGGGACCTGTGCGTTAGCGTGTGCCGTGCGTATCTCTCGCCACATCAGATTTTTGACCTGATGGCCTGATGGGGCCAGGGTTATTACGGTCGATGGCACATGGCAGTACAGGAACGCCAGGGCTATACGTGCAGCCCCGTATGTCTTAGAAACTCCGTGGCCGGCTCCGACAGCCGTATTTGGATTGTCCCTGACCGAATCTGTCACCTCTTTCATCTTAGACCAGTAGTGGGCAGGCTTAACGTCTAAGGCGCGTGTCATAAACCAGCCGTAATCGGCCCGGCCTCTCTTAATTAGTTCGAGGTATTCGTTCATTTATTCGTCAAAGCCTCATGTACCGCCATAGCCAGCGACTGGCCGGCCTGTTTGTGGTCCTCCGCGAACAAACCTAAGTGCCTCATCAATACCTCAATGTTCTTGTCTTTCGACCAGAATTTTATCTTTTTGAGATAACCGACCAATTTGCGCTTCTCACCGGTCCCCTCAAATAACTCGACTACTTCCAGCCCGGAGATCGCTCGTCTTAAATCAATCGGAATATCGTGGACCTTCTTGATTGTGCCATCTTCCTCAAAGGCCCCGCCAACATCAGCTAACGCTACTCTTGCCGCCTCTATGAGTATGTTGTCAGCGTCTATCTGTGTCCTGGTAGTCTGCTTCTGAATCAACTTTTTTAATGTTTTTTGTACCTCAACATTTTTCAACAACCGCTGGCCCTGAGAATATGCAGTTTTCTTGCTGTATTTGGCCCTTTCTGCTGCCTTTGTTGCGTTGAAATCTACCAAATACTCATTGCAAAAGCATAACCGTTGCGGTGAAAGTGTTTTCTTTTGCCTTCCCTTGGTTTTCTTCTTTTGTTTAGTGGCTTTTTTCATGGAATAAATTGTCTTTCTTTTTCATACTTCTCCAGAACTTTCCGGTGATAAATATTATCATATTTTTCGCACAAGTTTAGTATTTCTTTGATGAAATTCCAAGAATCAGGTTTGGGATCATTCTCAAGCTCCCCATGTACTTGTTCCATGCATTCCGCATATTCTCTTGTTTTTTCCAAAAACCTTGCAATACGTTCTTCAAAGGCTTTTACCATCATCTTTCATCCTCGCTTTCATTCTAAATCTAAACTAAACTAAATCAATTATAACCTCAACTTACCATTATACTCGCGATATTTACAATAATCAAGTCTTTCATTGGTAGAGGCTCATCCCCTCGCCAGTACCATCAGAGGACTCTGCGTAGTCCCATCCAAAGCCGCATTTCGGGCACGGCTCAGAGCTGCATAGAAGTTCGTTCTCCTCAATCAAATCAGCAATCAATGGTAATGCGTCTTTTATTTTTTGCAGGTCCGCATCGTTCATCTATTTACCTTTCAATTCTCTTAAACTCTATGACCCAAACATACGGGTTCTCTGACCAGCCGTAACCGCGCTTTTCGTTTATGGAGTCCCAAAACCACCTCCAAACATCTTCTATGCACTCGCAAGAAGATGTACTCCTTGGGCACCAATCAGGCATCTCTTTTGTTGGTTCGTCCCAATACATAAACATATCGCCAGTACCATCAGAGGACTCTGCGTAGTCCCATCCAAGGCCGCATAAACCTTCCTCCAGTATATCTTCTGGTGTTATATCCTGCACCCGCTCGACCCTGATATTTGTTATCTTGTACCAAAAGCGGGCAAGAGATTTATACATAAATAGGGCAGGTGTTTTTCGGTGAGGCCATTTCCTTTTAGAATACCTATCCCATTCTTTGTCTGACAACCTAATTGCTTTGCCATCAGCATTAAACGAGTCATCAACTTGCGTTGGGTCGTCATTTATGTAAACCCCTTCAACCGCCTTCTTTTTGTACCATGTTCGTAATATTTGGTAATTTTCTTTTACCCAAAGCAAGTCACCTACTTGACCGTAGGGACACAAACCAGAAGCTTCGCTATCCAGCATTAGCCAGTCAAGCCGTTCAGGGTTCTTTATCACTCTCCGCGTCTGTGTCTTTCTGCCTTCCAATACAGCCCTTGCCATTTCACTATTAAAGAGTATCGGGTGCTCTTTCATTTATTCACCGCCTTTAGGTTCGCTTTCTTGTAAGGATTTTTTGTATTGAATGATAAACGTTGCCCTTGGATATGGCTTTTTCGTTTTTGCATAGAACCATATTTCGTCAAATCGTAACCATTCGATAGTATTGCCAAATTCATCGCCCGTATCTCCGATTAACGCCAAATAGTAAGTGTCATTATCAGGTTGTTCGCTTATAGGTATCCAGCGATGTTTCTCATTCTCGGCTCGGAGTTCGTCCCTAACTTTTTCAAGGGCTGTTATGCAAATCACCTGTTGTGCGTTCTCGGTTTGGAGTTTGGTAAATAAACCCTGATTGCCAAATGCGGCCCTGTATTCTTTTAATGCATCCTCTGTAACTTTGAGTTCGGCTTGGAGTTGCTTGATTTTGCCTAATAACTCTTTTTCGTACTCAGTCATTATTCTATGTGCCATGTCATTTTCCTTTCAATCAAACCGTACTTTTGTATTTCTTCGCCGATTCTTTTGTTTGAAACAGCACTCCCTGACCCTGCTCTAATTCCTTGACTGTGATGCCCTTCTCGGCGGCCTCGACTCGCTTACGGGCAATCTCGCAATATTTCTCGGATATGTCTATGCCGATGTAATGACGGCCCAACATCTTGGCTGCTACACAAGTAGTGCCTGAACCACAGAAGGGGTCGAGAATGAGGTTAGCATCGTGTTTTTGTGCAAGCCTGCCAACAACACCAAGAGGTTTTTCGGCTGGATGTTGGCGTTCTCTTTGCAACACCCCTCGCATTTTAATTATATCTCCATCGCCCGTTGGCACTCTTTCAGCTTGCTCGCCCTCACCCCAAGCGATAAGTTCGTGCTGATGTCTCCACGTATAGCCATTGTAAGATACCATTTTGTCCCAAATTATTGGCCTTACATGCTTAACATGCGGAAACATCTCTCGATAGAAAATGGGATAGCTTTGTCCGTCACAGAAAACATACCAAGTCCCTTCAGGTTTGGTGATTCTTGCCAACTCAATAAACACCGTCTTAAAATAACCCGACAAAACGGAAGTGTCTCCTAATGACCTTTTACTAAAACCATCCTCGCGAGTTCCTACGTAATGTTGAACAGGTAAAAAATACGGTGGGTCAGTCAGTACCAAATCCACCGAATTATCAGGCAAATCTTTCATTACCTCAAGACAGTCACCGCATATTATCTGGTCCAGCCAGTCGCCTTGTATTATGCGGTCAAGTTGCATGTAAATCTTTCATCGTTGAAATTGCTGCAAATGTTAAAAACGCGACAGCTTCTATATTCCATTTCGGCAGATTTCCCGGGCCGGTGTGCTTGTCAAGTTCATCCAACAAACGACGGGCCTCTTTTTTTTCAGCGTCACCGCCATCAAAGATTACTTTACGTGCTTCCATGTATATCTCTCAAAATCCTTTTAATCACACGTCGCCAAAAGCCTCGTTTTCGTTTTTTTATCACTTTATCTGTGTTCAAACAAACAGCTTTTGAATTTCCACACCGAGGACAATCATCGTCCCAGCGCCCAGTCCATGTCCTATTGCAATTACAACATTTCATTTCGGGTTTTTCATGGGTCATTGCTTTTGCTCCTCAACCTACATTAAAATTAACGCACGGAACACATATCGCGCACCAATGCCCCCAGTATTTTTTGGGCAACATCTTTCCGTCAAGCATGTACTGGTCGTCCAAACAAAACCCTTCTTGGTCGGCATCATACAAAACATCACACCCATCGCATTTCTCAATATTGTCCGGTAAACATCGCATAATTTCCTGTAAAAACCAAATCACAGAAAACGCTTTTTTGGCGGGCAATTTCGGCATCGAACAAGTAACGCCTTCCGGTAATTTTTCTCCCGTTAAAAATTCAAACAGAACTACGAGTTTGTCGAGCTGACTGATATAATTGTCTTTTTCTTTTTTTTCTTCTGACTCTTGATTGTGAACACAACCGTAACATAAAGACGTATCGTATACACCATAGCAATTATACTTTTGGCAATTACTCATGGTTTTTGCTCCTTATTTCAAATCAGAATTATCTAGGATTTCCAAACAAGGTAAATAGCCTTGAGGCCGAAGCAACAAATCACACAGCACCTTAAAGAACCGACCAATTTCTTTCAAAGAATCGCCTTCCGTGTTAATCACTTGCTCCCCCGACTTTACTCTCTCCAACGTTTCTACATATTTAGTAAATATCCCCCGCACCTCATCATACTGACGTTGGTGCTGATCCATTTCAGGACCCACAAAGGTTATGTATACATCATTTGCCAAGCAAAGAGGCGAAAATGTCCCTTGGAAAAAATCAACCCCCTCGGATTGTCCAGAGATCAAAGCGCCCCCTCCCTTTGCCTCATTCAAAAATTCTATTCCCATTTCTAAAGAACCCAGATACTCAAAGGGAACATCTGTCCCAGCTAATACGCTTGCCAGTGCACGTCTGATCCCTATACCCATCCCAACCGAATCTTGGGTATTCCATCTTTCACCCATTACTATATCGCTCATTTTTAGGTTCCCGGTCCGGTTTTTTTGTGTGATAAGACGGTGCGTTTTCTTTTAGCTGGCCGGCATATTTTCCGGTACGATAATGACTCTTTGGGCGTGGGAAGTAAAAGTTTATATCAACGCAAACGGGGCACGCTAACAGTTTCGGAGGCGCTTGCTGTTGTACGACAAGTTGAAGGTTGCGCTTGTCTGTCTCCGATGGATCGACCTGTCGCGCATATTTTAACGTCTTGCCGTTGCGGTCTTTGGTGTACGTTCTGTGCCTGCCCTGTGCTTTCGGGTTTCCGTAGATTACGAGCTTGTAGTCGTAATTGTCTGCCATTATCCACCGCCTTCTGCTAATCGCCCTGACCATATCAGAATTGAAAATTATCGGCTTCACCATATATTTTCGGGCTTATAGTTTCCCGTAAAAACAGTTCCAGGTATTTTTTCAACATCAAGAGCAATGCCATAACAAGCGTGGTCCTTGCAGTGCTCCCACACACTGGGCATAATTAAAATCGCTTTGAGTATTTTGTGTTTATGTGGTTTACCTGCATCATATTTGCACTCTTCGTGGTCAAAAATACACTTGTAAAAACGCCCTGCCAACTTTGGCAATTCGATAATATCTACCTCCTGGTTTATTAGCGGCCAATGCGAGGCGCCGGTAGTCATGTTATAAGAGCACAATTCCATCATCTTATCCTTTCAAACCTTCTAACAATTTCACAGCGATATTCATCCATCATTCACCGCCTTCTGCTAATGGAGCATCCGGATAATGCGACCTTACAAAGTCGGCTATTCTTGACAATTCTGCCGTATCTGCCGCCGCCCATGCTTCTGTCGCCGCCCATGCTGCCGCCCCTGCCGCCCTTGCCGCCCTTGCCGCCGCCGCC